ACACCCATCCACCCTCTTAGAAAGATTTAAAACGGGTACATAATTAGACAATCTAGAGCCATAGGAGAACAGAACAATAATAGAGTAAGGCAGGTAGAGAATAAATAAGAATGTCTAAGAATGATAGAGCCTATATATAATTTGGTGGGGTTAAATGTGCACCCCATAGTTATATAGTATGTAATCCCTTAGAGATATCTGTTAATTTATACCTAGTTATTCACTCTATAAAAGAGGTACAGTAACGGTAGGTATTGTTTATTGGTTAGTACCTGGTTACTGGTCGGATGGTTATAACGAGCCACACTGCTTAAAAAGCTATTGGAGTCTAATCTTTATTGTCCCTAGGTCCTTGAGTATTAGGTTTGTGTTTCTGCTGTATACTTGGTTAAGTATCCCTAACTTTCTGCCCCTCGATGGCAACTTTACTTGTAACAAAGTACTTAATAAAAATATTTGTTAAAACTTACTATAGCAGGTCGAGATGTTAAGTGTAGTATTAATAGTGAGGGTTGCGTTTTTTCTAGGAGTTTCCTCCTTTCGCCTAGTATTCTCACGTAGCCCTCAGGTTTCTCTTGACTAAATGCACAATGTAGTATAATAAAAACATATACATTCCCTTTGTATTATGTATCTCGATTGATGGTAGGACGTCTTAGACCAGGGATGTTAGAACTCGCAAGAGCAACGGCATCCTCCTACCTAATAAAAATTTTTTTTTCCTCCATAACACAACAAGTTGTTATAGTACAAGTAATAATTAGATTATAGGATATCTTAATTTACACAGCCCTGTTCCTGCCCGAACGGGGTTTTGTGTTATACTAAAGAAAAATAATGTAGGAGTATTTATGTACGGAAAAATGAAGAGTAAACCAAAAAAGAATACTAAGAAAAAAAAGAAAAAAACTAAATACTAATGAAAGTATATACAAAAGCAGGTAAAGAGTACAAAGGCTCACATCATAAGATGCCTAATGGACAAATTCATACAGGTAAAAAACATACTAAAAATAGTAAGCGTTTGTATAAGACGGCAAAAAGATAATGCCACACGGAGGACCAACACCAGATAGAGTCAAGTCGACTATGAAACGCCTGGGGCTGCAAGGAGTTAACAAACCTAAAGCATCTACACAAGGTGGACACTCGCATGTCGTTATGGCACATTATGGTAGCGAGTACAAACTAATTAGATTTGGTCAAGCAGGAAAAAAAGGTAGTCCTGATGGCACAAAGCGTAACAAAGCATTTAAAGCAAGACATGCAAAAAATATAAAAAAAGGTCCTAGTTCTGCAGCGTACTGGGCAAATAAGGTAAAGTGGTAATATGAGTTTATATAAAAACATTAACGCAAGAAAAAAAGCAGGAACAAGTAGGTCAAAGAAAAACTCTACTATAAGTCCTAAAGCCTATGCCAACATGAAGGCAGGGTTTCCTAAAAAGAAAAAAGCACGTAAAAAAAAGTAATTAAAAATGAAAGTTCCTTGTCCCAAGTGTGGAGAGGTTTTATTACCTAAGGACGCTATGAAGTGTAAAAACAAAACATGTGACGGTTATGTCAAGTAAACTTTGTTATGCAGCAGGTTGTCATAGACCTTTACCTAAAGGACGTTCTAAGTTTTGTAGTGACCGATGTTCGAACCGAATAGCACAACAAAAGAAACGTGCAAAAAAACTAGGCACTACCTGGACACAAGAAGAAGACACCCTAGAAATACCTAGCCACAAAAAAAATGTCTCCTCTAGACGTGGTCAAGTGTATGACGATATTAAAGAATCTGGACTAGCACTTGAGATTTTTGATAAGACTAATACTATATCTGGTGTAGCTAAGATACTTGGCACAACTGATGCTGCTGTTTCTATGGCATACCAGGCATACCTAGAAGATATAAGTATTGCTAATCAACAAGAAAACTGGACAGTACCTCAAGTAGCAGAAATTACATTACAAGACTTTGATAAGTTTAGAGCAAGATATTTTAGAACTGAACAGGGTATTCCATACGAAACACCAGAGTTCCATAAAAAATGGATAGAACAGATTATGCACACAATAGAGACAGGTGGACAGCACATGATATTGTCTCCACCACGACACGGCAAAACAGACTTGCTTATACATTTTGTTATATGGCTTATATGCAACAATCCTAACATTAGAATTTTATGGGTAGGTGGTAACGAAGACATTGCTAAGAACGCTATGGGTTCTGTTATTGACCAGTTAGAGTTTAACGAATTATTAATAGAAGAGATATGTGGACCAGGCATTAAGTTTAAACCTAAAACTAAATCTGCTAAGTCTTGGTCACAAAGTGGTTTTACTGTTGGTACGAGAACGGTTACTGGTATCAAGAGTCCGACTATGGTAGGCATTGGACGTGGTGGTAAAATCTTATCACGTGACTGCGACATAATTATTGCAGATGACATTGAAGACCACAGCTCTACAATGCAACCTGCATCAAGAGAGAACACCAGAAACTGGTGGACTACAACACTGTCTAGTCGTAAAGAGGAACATACAGCTATGGTTACTATTGGTTCACGACAACACTATGACGATATATATTCACATCTTTTAGATAACGAATCTTGGACAACACAAGTCGAAGAGGCACATGACACAGCTTGTGTTAAAACAGATTGGGAAGAACAAGACCATAAAGATTGTATGTTGTGGGCAAGTAAACGTACATACAAATGGTTAATGGATAGAAAACGTGCAGCAGAAACTACAGGTGGTAGAGCTATATACGAAATGGTATATCTTAATGTTGCAATGCCAGAAGGTTTAACTTTGTTTAGTCGAGAAGAAATAGAATCATGTCGTGACCAGAAGAGGGACATAGGGCAGATACCTAGAGGCACACGCCTTATCGCAGGACTTGACCCTGCCTCAACTGGTTATCAAGCTGCATTTTTATGGGCGTATGGTCCTGCTGACGGCATTATGTATATGGTAGATATGTCAAACAATTTAGGTGGTGGTATTCCAGAAGCTCTCAGTGTAATGAAAGACTGGTGGAAAAAATATAATTGTTCGCATTGGGTTATAGAAGAAAACGGTTTTCAAAAAGCTATACGACAAGATAAATCTATACGTGATTTTGCCTCACAACATGGTATATTTCTAGAAGGACATGAAACGTACTCTAATAAGTTTGACCCTATTTTTGGTGTTACTGCTATGCGACCTGCGTTTCAAGAAGGTATAATTAATTTACCATACATGGGCTTTGAAGCTCAAGAAAAGGTAAACTTATATACAAGTCAGTTAGTGTATTTTAGTTCTGCTAAAAACAAAAGCAAGACAGTAGGTACAAAGACTGATATTGTTATGGCTAGTTGGTTTCCAATGAGAGCAATTAGACGTATGCAAAAAGAACGATTAGCTGAACTAAGTACAGATTACGAACCTAGTTTTGCTAACTACGAAGCAACAGATTTTGACGAAGGAATATGGGATAGAAAACGATGGTAAAGTCTAAAGACGAACTTTATGACAGAATAGATTATTTAAGAAACATAAATCAAAACGGTATGATGGACAGAGCTAGAATACGTGACATCCTCAATGGTGGAGAAGCAGCAGTACGAGCATTACTTGGAGAGAAATCTAGTTTAGATTTTCACGAGTTACCTGCACCGAATATGTTTTTATCAGCACTAGAACGATTTGCACAAAAGCTAGGTAGAAGTCCTGATTTAAAAATAGACGTTATTAATGCTAAAGATTCAGAACGAGCTAAAAAGAAATCAGAAAAACTAGAACGTATTGTAGGTGCATACGATGATATGCAGAAACTACATTTACAACTACCACAGATAGGCAGATGGTTGCCTGGCTATGGTTTTGTTGTATGGGTTATTAATACTAAGTATGACAAAGACAACAATCCATATCCTTGTGCAATGTTACGAGACCCTTTTACTTGTTATCCAGGACCGTTTGGCAATGACCAACAACCAAAAGATTTAGCAATCATTACTAGAGTTCCTTTATCTTCTTTAATAGAACAATACCCAGAACATAAAAATGCAATTATTGGAGACAATAACGAAGATGCTAATGACATGTCTAGTCTTTACTACAACAGTGGAGAAGCTAGTTGGTCAAATCAAAATGGCGATGGCAAAGTTGTTGTTGAGTATATGGATGATGATGGAACATATATATTTTTACCAGAAGGTAGAAAGATTATAGACTTTATTCCTAACCCACTAACCAGTGGTCCTATGTATGTTATAGCAAAAAGATTTGCCTTTGACCAAATGCAAAGTCAGTTTCAACATGTTATAGGTTTAATGGCTAACATGGCAAAAATAAATATTCTTGGAACTATTGCTATGGAAGATGCAGTGTTTACAGAAACAAATATAGTCGGAGAGATAGAATCAGGTAAATATCGTAAAGGTAGATTTGCTGTAAACTATTTAGCTCCAGGCTCACAAGTTTCTAAACCTGTAAACAATCTCCCATATCAATTATTTCAACAAGTAGATAGATTAGAACGACACTTACGACTTGGTTCTGCATATCCAGTATCTGATGATGGACAATCTCCTAACAGTTTTGTAACTGGTAGAGGATTAGAAGAGTTAGGACAATCTGCATCTATGCACGTTAGAGAGTATCAAGTAATACTTAGAGATGCGTTGCAAGAAGTAGATGCTAAACGATTAGAGTTTGACGAAACTATGTATCCTAATAAAAGAAAACCTATTGCAGGTATGCACAATGGAACAGCATATAAAGAAACCTATACTCCTAGTTCAGATATTTCTGAAATGTATAAGACACGTAGAGTGTATGGAGTTATGGCAGGGTTTGATGAACCACAAAAAGTTATTACTGGATTGCAATTAAAACAACAAGGTATTATTGACACACAAACATTGCAAGAAAACTTAGACGGTCTAGATAATATTACAAACATACAAAATAGAATTAACTCTGAAAAAGCAGAGAACGTATTGTTTGAATCATTAATGGCACAAGCAGCACAAGGTAACCCTAAAGCTACTATGGCAGCAGCAGAGATACGAAAGAATCCTGCACAAATGACAAAGATACTAGATAAATTTTATACAGCAGAAGAAGAAACAAGTCCTGAAGAAGAAGCAGTTATTGGTGGACCACAAGGTCCAGTAGGTCCACAAGGACCACAAGATATTGCTTCTGTCTTAGCAGGATTAGCAGGTGGTCAGCCACCACAACCAGGAGGTCCAGTTGGCTAGTCCAGAACAAGAACTTAAAAAACAATTTTATGACATAGTTAATGGAGAAGATTGGGATGACATGGGTTTTCCTGAACGTCCACAAACACAAGTACAAGAAGGAGATGTACCATTAGGAGATATACTTATACCTACTCCTATTCCTGGTGTATGGATACACTTAAACTTAAGTTTCGAAATAGAGGATGACACATGGTAAGAAAAAAAAAGATAGAAGTTCCTACTAGAGCAGAAGGCGACCCAACAGGTCAGACACAAATGTTACAAGAACAAATAGATGCAGTGTCTCCAGGACAAGAAATAGCACAACCTACTCCACAAGTTGCTACACCACAACCTGTACAGGATATCTTTGCTACACCTACACAAAAACCACAAGAAGCAGGTAACGTTACTGGGGATGAGACAATGTTTACTGCACAAAATGACATAGAAATTGTTAAACAAATCTTATTGGAGAAATTTCCCACATTAACAAGTAGGTTCTAATGGCTTCATATTACTTGAAGTGGGGAGAAGAAAGATTAGAAGAAGCTAATCAACTAGCAGCAGAAGAACAAGCTCTTGCCGTACAAAAAGATATGCTTGGCGATGAAGGCATAGATGCACTAGCTAACAAAACAGAAACATTTAAAGCTATGAATCCATTCGAAACAGATGATTTAGCTATTGCTTCTGCAACTATGAACTTAACAACTCAGCAATATCAACAGCTATATATGCAAACTAAACCTATTGAATATACCTATGCAAGTGGAGAAACATCTCCTACTGTAGAATTTTCTAAAAAGTTTTTTAACAGAATAAAAGATGGTGTAAATAACACAAAAGAAATACAGAGACAAACACAGTTAGATTTATTTGGAGAAGCACAACTAAGAAAAAGTACTGTTATTAATGCAGCCTTACTAACACTTAACAGTTTGTTCGAAAGTATCGGTACGCAGTTTGTCAATAATATTGGTATAGAACAGAAAGCATATCAAGCTGAATGGGCAGCAAGTAAAGGTTTAGACATAGACAAAGACTTTGCACGATACGTAGGAGACAAAGATACAGATAAAAATGAAATACCTTTAGGTATAAAAATTAAATCATTTGCTGCAGGTGTAGGTTCGTTTTCTGAAAACTTTGACAGAACACAAAGAAACTTTATAAATTCTCTTATTAATAAAGAAGCAGCGACAGAAGCACCATACATATCAGATAGAGCTAGAAACTTTTTAATGAGTAAAAATTTAGTTGATGATTTAGGTTATCCTATGTTGCAACAAACAGATTTAGAAGCAATAGAAGAAGCATTTCCAGATGTGTTATCTGAACAAATAAAATTAAAAACTGGTGGTATAGAAAGAAAATTAACACTTAACGAAGCTGTAGAAGTGTACACAGAATCATTTAACGAAGTACTTAGTTCTGGTAGCTCTGAAGGTTTAGCAGGATGGTTCGGTCGTGGTAAATATTTAGAAGAAGCAGAACAAACACGAGAAGGTTTTAAAAAAGCTAGTGTTGCATCAAACTTTGGAGACTTAGTTAGGTATACATTAACTGGTTCATTGTCTGGAGAGTACAGTCCTAAAATGGCAGTCCGTACAGAAATACAAGATGAAGCAGATACTAATTTATTTTTATTACAGTCAGCATACGACTTAGGACAAATTACAAAAGATGATTACGAAGTTGCTAAACAAAAAGTTGAAGAACTAGAACAAGAACAACTTAGTGATATGGAGTTTGACCCTAAGCATGGTTTCAATGCTTGGATTGGTTTTACTTCTAATCTATATGCAATGGCAAAAACAGACCCTTTTCTTATGGCATCAAGAGGAGTAGGTGCAGGTGGTAGAGCCGTAGCCAGTGAAGAAGTGTTAACTGGAGTTGGCAAACAATTAGATGAACACTTACAAGCAGGAGGAACTGCTGCAGATTTTTTTGCTAACGGACAAGATGATGCAATCAGAATACTTTCTGATAAAGTTGCTGAGTTAGCACAAGCAGATGCACCATTGTTTACAGAACTAACACTTAGAGGATTTAGTCCTGAAGTAGCTTTTCGCATAGTAGATAATCCTAAAAACAATCCACAAGGATATTTTGATATTATAAAAAATTCTTTAACTAAAGGTTATATATCTGACATACGTGTTAACGGTAAAATGAATACAGCAGCTAAAGACGTACACTTACAACCAAAAGTATTTAGCGATAACTTTCTTGATAACATAGCTGACACCATGACAGGCGATACTATAACTGCTAACTACATTAGAGGTGGTGGTGTTAAAGATAAAGGTAGGATAAGAACAGCTACATCAAGTATTAAAGATATTTTCTTAGGTTCTGATGTTAGGTTGCCTTCAAGACCGTTTGCATATCTAACAGACACTTCACGTTCAGTAGATACGTTTACTAAAACAGGAAGAATGATGAGTATACCTACACCTGTTATAGAAGATTTGTCTAAACAGTTTTATGTAGCAATACAAAACAAACAATATAAATTAGCACAGAGTATTTATTATGACGAATTAATTATGCGAGAAGGTGCTATACAACTTAAAGCAGTGTTTGGTTTGTCAGACGCAGAGTTACAAGATTTTTTCCAAAACAATTTAGACGACGTAAGAGGATTTACTGACCAGGGTAAAACATATAGAGCAGCACAAAATTCTAAATTTTATGAAGAAGGTTTTGTAGACCCTTTAACTAGAGCACAGTATGCTGACCAGATTATTAACGAAGAAGAGTTAGCACAATGGTCACAGAAATCTATAGGGCTAGCAGGACAAGCTATGGACTTGACTATTAACATACCTGATTTACGTGCCACGTTAAGACATACTGGTATTAGAAAAAGACTTAGAAATAAATTAGTAGGTTCTCAACAGGTAGATGAAAGCGTAGCTCTAATTAGAGCAGAAGCAGATAAAGGAACAAAGGGTACTTTCTTTGACCCAGATACTCCATTAGGTCAAATAACTAAAGATGCTTTTTCTGATTTACCAGATGAATCATTCTTGTATAAAAAATTAGTGATGGATGTACCATCTCGTGCAGAAGATATAACTTTTGGTTTAATATCAAGAGTATGGATGCCCCTACAGTTAATAACACGTATTGCATTTCCACTTAAAATAACTACAGACGGTATGTTGCGAGTATCTACAAAAGGTTTAGCTTCTATATTTAGAGACCCTGCAGAATACATGAAGATGATATTTAATGACCCTGACGGTCTTATGATACGTTACTTGGAGACTAAAGGTATTGATGTAACTCCTCTTACAAGTTTGCGTGGACCTTTTAGAGTTACTAAACCAATTGAAGGTGGTAAGTTGTCAGAAAAATTGCCACTTAAATATAGAAAATCATTAGGTGCTTTGACAGAAGGTAATTCAGAATTTGGTGTACCAGAAGTTAGAGACCTGTATGAAAGAGACCCTAAGTTTACTTCTGTCTTTAGAAAAGATAATGGTAAATACGTTGACGTACAAAAAACAGTAAAAAAGAATGTAGCACAAACAGATGGAAGTACATTAGCTTTTAAATTAAATGATGACTATATAGAAACGTATATTGATTATTTAGTTACTCAAATGGCACATGACCCATTTATGCCTATAGTTGCAGGTGCTATGAGACAGGGATTGTCTGATGCTGATATTGTAAAAGCAATACAAAATAATAAATATTTAATGGATGAGATAGCTTCTTTAAATAGGAAAATTATGTCAAGACAAAACGTTGATGGTAGAGCATCAAACATAGTTGTAATTAGAAACGATAAAGATTTTTTAGACTTTGTTAAACATCATCGTATGACTATTAATAACTTTACAGGAGCATCTGATGATTTAATTAATGTTATAGCTCAAGGTAAAGTTGGAAAAGTTGACATACGTGATTTTGAAGTATTAAGAACTATGAACTCACAAAGTGTTAAGAATACATTGACACCACTCATAAATAGAAATGCAGAAAACTTACCAACTACTGTACCTGGCATAGAAAAAGTAAGTCCTAAAGGAATGATAAGTAAATTTAAAGCATTTACTGACGCATTGTTTTTTACAGTAGGTCAGTCAGAAGCAGCACTTGTTCGTATACCTACATTCAAACAAGCGTACTTACATTACATAGATGCCAACATGGTGTTTGCACAAAGAAACGCATTAGCAGATATGTTAAAAAATCATTATGACCCTAACGTACCAGTTAACCTATCAGATGATTTAGTTAAAAAAGCTAAGAGATTATTAGATGACAAACGTTTAGACCAAGATGAAATAGATAATGTAATGACTAAAGTAGTTAAGCAGTCTGTAACTCAAAAAGATGACGGTCTAACATTAGTTGCTTATCATGCAGATGGTATTCACACACCAAGAATATTAGGTGCAACAACTAAACATCAGTTAGAACTAAATGTAAATTTACAGAACGCAGAAAGAACAGCATACACTACAGACAAAAACATTGCCAACATAAGACTAGGCGATGAAAATACTAAGATTGGTTCGTACTACTCCAATGTAAACAAACAAGAAGTAGTTGTTAACGGTAAGTTATTAACAGAACAGAAAGCATCTTTGCGTATAGTGTTAAGAGAAACATACGGTGCTAATACTAAAAAAGATATAGATGCTGTATTAAAAGATTTTGAAACATATCTAAAAGAAAACCCAACACCTAGTGTTAAAGAGTTAAGAACACAATTAAAACTAGGCAACATGAAATATGAAGATGTTGTAACACTAGCACAACGTGGTGGGTTGCAATCTTTCTTAGATGAGAAAACAGGTAAGTTTATAATTAACAATCCTAAACAAAGTCCTATTGTACAAGAACTGACAGAAGTAGATTATCACACAATGTTAGATAGAGCTGATGTCAGAGCAGACATAACAAGAAACATGACATACGATGATTTAGATAGAAGAGCAGCAGAAGCAGCATTTGAAATACACAACAGATTGTTATACAACTTACTTGAAAGAGGTTATGTTGCTGAAGCATACAGAGTAGGATTACCATTCTTTGAAGCGTATAGAGAAGTTCTTGGTCGATGGTTTCAATTAGGAACTACAAACACTAGAGCTGCAGCACAAGTTGCATTTGCATATAGAAAAGGCGTAGAAGAAAATATCATCTATACAGATAGTTTTGGAGAAAATTATTTAATTATGCCTGTTGGTGGCACACCTCTAGAATCTTATGTACAAAGTGGTGGAGAAGGATTGTGGACAGATGACATGAGTATTGATGAAAGTGGAATTATACTTAAAAGAAGTTTTCCTACATCAGCATTAGGCGTTGCAGGTGGTGGATTGTTTCCACCATTAGGACCAGTTGTAGCTATACCTGTAGGTTTATTAACAGCAGACAATCCAGAAGCAAGAAGAGTATTAGAGAGAACTATATTTCAATTCGGTTTACCGTTTGAAGGTGGTGCAGGAGATTTAAAAAGTTTTGTTGGAGAAGTGTTACTTGAAGAAACGTTACCTGCTACAGGTAAAAATATACTTAACTCAGTTGCTTCTAAGTTAGGCTTCACAGGTTTAGATGAAGACTTGTATTTATTAGCTACTACACAATCAACACAAATAGCTTCTATATTATTTCCAGAAGATGTACAAGACCCAGAATTTTTATTTGATAAAGCTGCAATTATAAGAGATAACATTTATCAGATAAAAGCGTGGGACAGAAACATTAACCCATTAGTACCAAAGATGAATGTTTTGTATAGAGCAGACTTAGAAGATAGCACGTTTCAAGAATGGTATGGAGCAGAAGGCGAAAGCAGTGGATTAGTTTGGAACAGTTTTGTAGAGTTATCTGTTATACATAGTTTTTGGAGAGACATTAAAACAGAGTATGCAACAACTATGGGTGTTAAAGAAGCAGACTTTCAGGCAACTAAAGACCTTGTAAGGTTTTTAGGATTAGATAAGTATTCTTTAGAAGATAGTTTTACTTCTGCTTCAATGCAAGTTAAAGGCAAATCAATTACTGAATCAGGTAAACTACCAAGAACAAAACCAGAGTATGATTTCTATTTAGAAAATCCAGAACTATTCGCTGACATTGGTGGCAATGCTTTATATTTCTTTGAAGGTCTTGGACAAGGAGAAGTTGATTTCTCAGCTTATGGTGCGTTAAAAGGAATGGGTATGGTAACTCCTTTAACTCAAGAAGAGTTTTATTACAGAAGTGCAACCTATGCAGCATCAATAGTAGAACGTGCAGCTAAAGCAGAGAAAAAAAGAAAACATGAAGAAGGAGAGATACAAGGAAGTTTACAAGCTGAAATGGCAAAAGTAGATATTGTCTTAGCAAAAATGTTTCCTTTAGCTTATGGAGACCCTGTAACAAAAGCAGGAGAGTTAGCTAAGCTACCAGGTTATCAAACTACAGAAGGTGGAGACCGTTCTGCAAATGCAGAGTTAATAACTAAAGCTGTTAATGACCCTATGTATGCAGACTTTCCTATAACACCTGTAATAAAAGAGTATACAGATTACAGAGATGATGTATTAGAAGGTGTAAGAATTGGACAAAAAAAAGTTACAAAAGAAGACGCAGCGTTGTGGGTAGCAAATACTAACAGTGCAAAAGCACAAGCAATAAGAGATTTGTTATATCAGAAAGCATCAGAGATTATAGTAAAAGAACCTATGTTTGGTGTAGTCTTTGAAGAAGTGTTCTATAATGAAGTAGTTAAGTATGGAGTTGAAAATTAATGGTAAGTAGCATATATATACCAAGGACTGGAAGCGTATCAGATATTATTGATACAGATAATGTAGTACCAGACGGAGAAGATAAAGATACAACACAATTAATTATTGATTTATTAACTGACCCTGATAGAAATAAACCTTTAGGTACAGGATTTCAGTCTAATTATGATATGCAAGTTGATGGACCTGATGGAACACAAATAATTAAACCTGTTGGTGCAGAAGAATATTTAACACAACAAGGATATCGTCATGTATATTTTGCTAGAGATGCAGGAGAAGTGGCAAGAGATTTAAATAAAGATAACATAGCACTTTTAAAAACACAGATGTCTAACGTAGGAATTATGGATGCAAGTAAGACTATTGGTCTTGCTGTAGACGAAGAATTTATTAAAGGTATTAAACAATTAATGGAGTTTAGTATGAATACTGGTGGCAAGATAAGTTGGCTAGGAGCTTTATCTGCTGTACGTTCTGATTACAATGCACGTAAAGCAATGACTACAGGTTCTCCTAAAATAGAAAAAGAAGAAATAGATGAGTTACTTAATGATACTTTAACAAAAGCAAAAGCTAGAAAAGGTGGTGCATTAAGCACGGAAGAAAGAAACTATATATCTAGTAGGGTAACAGGAATAGTTGGTCAATTTAATAGAACAAGTGCAAACCTAGGACAAGGTACACCTGCAGAATTCGGTTATGTTGCTGCACGAGAAGGAAGCACTAGAGTTATAGAAGGAGACTTAACAGTAAGTACTCCAAGCACAATGGCACAAGAAACGTTTACTCCAGGCACAGCAGCACAAGAACCAGACGTAGAGGGATTGCAAGAAGATATTAGTGGAGTAGTCGATGAAGTATTTGAAGGTAGAGAAGACTTAGAAAAACAATCACAAGCTGCAGGACAAATTGGTGCTAGAGCAGCAAACACAATAAACAGTCTTACTTCATTAAGCAGAAGAGCTGTAAATAGGTAATGGAACCTGATTCATATACAACGCAAGAAGTAATTGAAGCATTACAAAGTGTTGGTATCGCAGAAGAAATAGTTGAATATCTTGTTCCTATTGCAGGTTATGAATCAAGAGTAGATGGTGTACCGTTTACTAGAGATGCTTTAGATAAAGAATCTCCATCATGGGGTATCTTCCAGGCTAATTTAAATTCAATGGCTCCAGGCATATACAAGGCTATGAAAGAGTTAGGTGTAGTAGTACCAGGTGTTAGTGCAGAACAAGACAAAGTATTAGTAACCAATACTGCACAACCAGGACAAAAACCTTTATTAAAATTTACTACAAAACAAAAAGAGTTTGTAGCAAATTGGTTTGCACAACAAGCAGACCTAAATGACAATGCACTCGTATTTAAATACATGCTAGAACAAAAGTTAAAAGATAAAAAAACAGACGACTTTAGAATTGCAATGAATGAATTGTATGTTTTAACTATTGAAAAGTTTAATGACCCAGAAAATACAGATGCACAACAATTAAAGGCAAAGATAGAAAGTGAAATGTCTATGACACCACCTTCAACAACGACTACAATACCTAGTACGACAACAACAACAGTGGTAGACAACGGAGATGATGTGGTAGAAACAACAGACCCTACAAAAAGAACTCAAAGAGAAATGGAATTTAGGAATAGATATAATCCTAAAAGTAAGTTTGTAGAACAAGTGCGTTCAGGTACATTTGAGAAATCATATAATCAAATGGTAGATTTAGTAGAAGCACAGATAAATGCTCAAAGAGCTATGAATGGAATGGGTCCTGTTAAAAGACAAGTAGCAGAACAGAATGTTTACATGTCAGGTTCAGATAGTTTCCGTGAAGCTATTGACGTTTTAAGAGGCGTATCAGATAACAAGCAAGATAGCAAAGAAGGTAAAAGCCTAGTAGAGAGAGGAAATGAATTCTTTTCTGAGTTACCAGTAGGTCCTATTACTAAAAAAATTAGAGATAAACTAGGTTCAGATAGCAATGACTCCTGAAGAGATACTACGTAAAGTAGGTCTTAACGGTAAAATATTAAAAGAGTATTCATTAGGTAGATTATTAACTAATGGAGATGCTACTCATTCAACAGTTATATTAGGAGATGTAAGCAGATACTTAGAAAAGAAAAAAATACCTATAGATTTAATTGGAGAAATTCAAGAAGCATTAATTTTTGAATTAAAGAGTATGGTTCCTGAGTCTCAGATGTTTAAAAGTATACTTAGAGGCTCAAAACAAATAGGGGAAAGAGTTATAGATTTTCAAAACGCATTTAACAATTTAGTGAAGGCACACCTAAGAATGCCTTTATCTATGGATACAGTTAAAACATTAGAAGAAGGAACAAACAATCTTGAAAGGCTTTTTGACGAATTAAAAGAGATTAGAGAACCTGGTATGTATGGTATAAAAGACTCTGTTAATGAATTTGACGATTTTCAAATAGGCATATTTGATAGTACCTTTGATAGCAATACAAACTTTGAAGATTATGTAAACACTAAAGTTAAAAACGTTACAGAATATGTTGATGATTTTGTTATGCCAAAGGGCGTTGGTGGTGTAGATATACAACCTCCAGGCATGGCGTTTATGGGTAGTGAAATACCTAATGAAAAATTAATTACAGGACCGTTTGATGACATGATTAAATTTACAGCAGCACAAGAATTAAAAGGATTGATAGACCCTGAGTTAGCAGCAAAAGCTGCGAAGATACTAGAGTCAAGTCAAGAGATAGGAGAAGCAATAGTTCTCTCTGCAAAGAAGTTTGCTAAAAATGCTTTAAAAGTATCAGGTAAAACTGTAGGAGCATTGGACCCAGGAGATGTAGTCATAACTAAATCGATACCTAAATTACTTGCAGGGTTAGGAGTTGGTTCTTTATCTGCAGGTGCTTTAACATTGTATGCAATATACGAAGGAGCTTTACTGCTTTCAGACGCAGTTAGTGGCTTGCAAGAAGCTAATAAAAAAGCAGGTATAGGTGCAAACAAAAGTGAAGATTTTACAGGCTATTCTTTTACTGGTGGTCAAACAATAGACGGTAGAGATGTTGCTTATCAACAAGCAGACTTTAGTAGTTATGGTAAAGATTTTTGGCAAGGCTTTACAGAAGACTCTGTATCTGATAAGTATTCACTTAGTTATAAATTAAGTAAAGAAATACATAACAGTTTATTTGATAATGTCTATGGTACAATAGCTGAAACACCTAAGACACCTGTTGGTGCAAGTGGTGGAGGAAGAGTAAGAATTTTATAATGGCAAACGCACAAGAACGTAACTTATTAGTACAGCTAATTAATGGTTATATTGATAAAGATACTTATGAAAGTGAAGTAGCAAAACTTAGACCTGTTGAAACAACACCAGAAGAAGTTGCACAAAATCCTTTTAAATATACAGTACCTGGTCAAGGTTATCTTACATTAGAAGCTATTGAACAAGAACAACGAGACAAGTTAGTTACAAGTCTAGAACAAAATGATGGTGTTATAGATGTATCTGATGCTAGAAAAGCACAAGCAGAAGCAAAACAAAAGATAGATTATCTTGTTTCTGATGAGTACCAAGAAGATTTAGAAAACTACAGAATGGACCAACTTAAAGAAGAAACAACAGAGACTGAAGGTATGCCACGTATAGACAAATTTAAAGCTATCAATGCTACCAATGAAACTTTAGAACAAGCAGCAGAAAAAGCTAAAGAAACTATAGAACAAAGAGCTACTGGCACAGTACCTGAAACAACAACAACTGAATCTACAAATGTTGAAGACCCAGTAGTTGTAGAAGACCCAGTAGTTGTAGAAGACCCAGTAGTTGTAGAAGACCCAGTAGTTGTAGAAGATGACACATTATTTGGTAGATTAGGTGGACAGATATGGAATGTTGGTGGACAAAAATATGTAGCATTTGATATACCACAAACAGGTTTGTCTATGGCATATACTGCAACAGACGAACAGATAAATAACTTTTTTACTGTAGATAAACCACAAGAACAAACAATAGATTTAAACTCTGAGAAATGGAATAGTACATTTCAATCAGGAAATATTGTAGAAGTAGATGTAGATAATATGGAAGCATCTGGTATAGGTGGTTTCTTTGAGCAGATAGCCTCTAACTTTGACAAAGTAAAAGAAGTAAGACCATGGATGGAAGATGATGAGATGTATTCACTATGGCTAGAAAGTATTGTTGAGAATAGAGAGATAGCAGATTTTGAATGGGAAGGTACAGAGTGGTGGCAGACACACACTCAAGAAGAAAGAAGTTGGTTACTGCTTTCACAAGATAAAGATTTATCTAAGTTACCTGCAGATGCTGAAGCATTACTAAAGAACAATCGTATAAAAGCAAGAGAAACTCTTAGACAGAATGGCGTTAGTAATCCTGACCAAGTTACATTTAATGGAGAAACATTAACACAATGGTTTGGTAATAAACTAACTACAGGTACCTGGACAGAACTAACATGGTTAAATCAAGCTAAAGCATTAGGAGACCCGTTATCAGGAATACAAAGAGAAGATGCTTTGACATCTTGGTTAGAAGGTTCTGAAGCACAACCTACAGAAACACAAGCAGGATATGCAACAGCACAGGCATTAACAGAAGAATGGCTAGGACCTTTGTATGGTACCTTCGAACAAGCAGATATCGATAAATACGCAGGCATAATTCGTAACGCTGAAAGTCCAGAAGTAGGTGCTCAACAAGTTAGAGACAGTTTAAAGAACATCAGGAAAGTATTATTTAGTACTGATGTTTATGATGAGAACTTAACCTATGAAGAAATAGCACAGCCTTGGAGAAACTTTTCTTTTCAATTACTTGGAGAAAGAGTAGATGAGAAAAGTACAGATTGGATAGAAGTATTAAACGCTAATGACCAGGCGAAAGCAACACAAGTACTTACAACACATGGACTTAACAATGGTAACAAAACTATAATGGATAAAGTTACAGATGACGTAGGTTCTTTTTTAGGAACAGGACCACAAACTAGAGGCATAGTAAGAGGACAAGGAACATAATGGCAACACTATCATCATCAGCTAGAGCATTAATTATCTCTGAAGCTAAAGCAAAATTTGGTCCAAACTTTCCTGACGCACTGTTGTCAATATACATTGACGCATATATAGATAGTGGTAATGATGGTACAGAAGCAGGTAATGTTATGAGACAAAGCACTGCGTATGCAGATGCCTTTCCTGGTAACTTAAATCCTGACGGTATAAGTGTTAAGTTTTCTGAAAGTGAATACTTACAGATAGTAGATTCTTATAAAAGAAAAGTAGAAAGTCTTGGCGTTAATGCTGAACTTATTATTACTAATGACAGAATAGAAACATTAATAGAGAATGTAGTTTCTCCTCAAGAGTTTGGGGAAAGAGTACAGTCTATATATCAGAATGTTCTAACTGCTTTGCCAGAAGTAAAAGAATATTATCAATTAAATTTTGGACAAGAATTGACAGACGCAGAGATTATAGCTAGTGCTATTGACCCTAACATAAGTCAACAACTAGCATCTGGTGCAATAGATGCAGCTTCAGTTGTATCGCAGAATATTGTCAGAGGACAGATAGGTGGTCTTGCTGCAGCAGAAGGTGTCAGTTTATCTTTGACTCAAGCTGAATCATTAAGACAGCAAGGACTAACTGCACAAACAGCTAGACAATCTTTTAGACAAGCAGGAGAAATACAATCTTTAGCAGAACAACAAGGTAGAACTTCAGATGTTGTAGATATAGTTGGTGGATTAAGTGGAGACCCTGACGAACAAAAAAGAATACAAAGAATATTAGGACAACAAGCAGGTCTATCATCAGCACAAACAGGTGCCGTAAGAAGTCAAACAGGACAGTACTCAGGTTTAGAAGAAATATAAATCTAAACTATACATTTATATAATTCTGTTATAATTATCCTTGACCCTGTACTAAGGTCTGGGGGTTAAACTTGACCTAGATATACGAATACGGTCTTGATGCCTACTAACAAGACCTGCCAAATAAAAAAAGTAGTGTAAAAAAAACAGAGGCAACCTAATAACCTCTCGCAAAAAAAACATTAGAGAAACGGACAAGTAAATATGACAGAAGAACAAGAGTTAAACTCTGAAGCTAATGGAGATAAGAATTGGAAAGCGATTCGAGAGGAAAATAAATCTCTCAAAGATGAGCTAGAAGGTTTTAAGGCACAAGCCAAAGTTTCTGTATTTAAAGATGCAGGACTAGATACTACAACTGGTATCGGTAAGGCTATAAGCCAGGTGTATAGTGGAGACATAAATGTCGAAGCAATACAATCTTTTGCAGCAGAAGAATACGGAGTTGATTTAAACACTAATGTTGGGCAACAAGACGGTATTCGTGAACAAGTTCAAGAGAGCCAAAACAAGTTAAACAATATTAATAAAAACTCTGTAGTCGACAGCTTCAGTAATGACGACCTAATGGAAGCCATTGCTAAAACAGAAGCGACTGGCAGCGTAAGAGACTCTATGCGTCTAAAACTTGCAGCCCAAGAAGAAGCAAAAAAGAACGACTAATAGTAGCTTTTACTTCTTCTTAATAATAAAAGTAATAGATAATTTATACAGGAGAAGATTAATATGGGAGCAATATCCCTAACAAACAGTAGCATTTATGCTCAAAACATTAACAACTTCACTGGCGAATTGTTTAAAGTTGGTGGTCAAAGAACACCTTTTCTATCAGCCGTTGGTGGTTTAAACGGAGGAACTGCAATACAGTCAACCTTCTTTCAAATCCAAGCAGCTGATAATGCGACAGTATCTTCAGAACCTACTAAAGGTCAAGAAGGTGCAGCTCCAACAGAATACCTAGGTCGTGATAGAGTAGCTTATACTTTCACAACACAAGTATTCCATAAGGGTGTACAAATGACTTACACAGCTTTGGCAAGTTACATGAACCAAAACCCATTTGACTTATCTGCAAACATTGCGAACTCTTCAGACGGAGACGGAACAACAACAGCAGGAGACAAACTTGGACTTTTTGGTGGTAATCCAGTGACTGACGAATTCGCTAATCAATTAGAATTAGCGTTAGAAAAAGTAGCAAGAGAAGTAGAATGGTTCGCATTTAACGGAACATTCGCTGATGGTGCAAACACTACTCCAGGTGCAGGAACACGTGAAATGCGTGGTCTTAAACAATGGATTGGTTTAAATGCAAATGCTAACAATACAGTAGCTCCAACATACGTTGGTGGTAACATTCATTATTGCGATGCTGACGGAGATGCAACTTCAACAGCTCGTGACCTTACATGGGATGCTATCGCTGATGGTATGAAACGTCTTTATGACGCTCATGCCCCAATGAAGCAACCTGTATTGGTAGTTACACCAAAGCAATTACTAGCTCTTAACAAAGAATTAGCTAAAGGAACCATAGGGTTGGCTGCAGCTATTCTTCCAAGAGATAGAAACATTGCAGGTGTCGACATTGATACCGTTGTTACACCATTCGGTTCTATTGGTATGATGGTCATTGACCCTAATATCATGCCTTCAGGAACAGCTTACATCTTAGACATGGCTTTCATTAAGCCAGTGTTCACAAACATCCCTGGTAAGGGAACAGTGTTTGTAAGAGACATTGACCAAGATGCTAACGCAAGAGTTGGTAAAGCAATTTACATGGAGATGGGATTCGATTTCGGACCTCCTTCATATCACTTACTATTTGAACAAACAAATAGCTAAAGTTAAGATTGGAACTTTGGGAGTAGCTCCACCTGCTCCCATTGTTCTGCTATAGTTAGATAAATATATAAGGAAAAGATTTAATGGCAAATAAATTAGTAGGTGTAACTTACTCTGGTAGTCAAACACAAAGTCCTGGAATACCAACGGATGGAATGTTACTAGCAGGATTCATACCTAATTCAGCTTTCAATGGAACATCCGTTACCTTTCAATGGTCGCCAGACCAAGACGGTGGTGGCACATTTATAGATATAAAAGAAACAGATGGTACAGCAGTAACTTACACAGTAGCTGCTGACAAACTAACAAGAGTTGACCCATCGGGTTGGGCTTTTGCATCAGCAGGTTCTATTAGGTTTGTATCAGGTTCAACAGAAGACACATCTTCAGCAATTACAGTATTACTTAGAGACGCTTAGGAGCAATTATGGGTATGCTCATAATGCTCAAAGAGGGTAAGAATCAATTTAAAATTGATATAGACTCTAAAGGTACCGATGAAATAGAATCATCTATATCTCTTATAGAAGATGAGGCAGAGAAGAGTGGCGAGTTCACAATGGCTACCTTCGGTATATCTGCTTATGCTAAAGAGATTGAGAGAGGTGCTTAATGAGTGCAAATATAGGAGCGTTAGTAGATAGAGTATTTAGAGAATACTTAGAACCTGCTGATGAACTTAATTCATATACAGCAGTAGCTTCAACATTATCATCAAGTGCAACAACGTTATCATTTGACGCATCACTTCTTACACAAGAAGAAGAAGATGTTATGGATGCAGGAACAATACTAGAGTGCGAACAAGAACTTATGTATTGTACTGGTCTTGATACAGTTAATAACTTTGTTACAGTTGTTAGAGGAGTACGTGGAACTACAGCAGCAGAACATACTACAGGTAAGATTGTAAAGATTGCTCCTGCGTTTACACGACTAGCTGTATTTAATGCAATCATTGACCAGATTAATAATTTATTTCCTACGCTATTCGCAGTAGAAACAAAAACAATGACAGCTTCTACAGGTTATACCTTAGTTGCTGATTACTCTAGTCCTGGCGATGCTAATTATTTAGTATCTATACTAAGTGCTATTTCACAATTCACAGATTTTTCAGCAGGTAGCGATACTACAGGAGTTAACTTTGCACCTGTAACTTGTTCACTTGTAGAGTTACCTAATCCATTTGTATACAATGATGCTGATGGAGTAGAGAGAACAGTAACGTATACAACAGGACCTAGCGTTGTACATGCCGTACAATTCTCAGGTATATCACAAGGTCATACAGCATACGTAACTTTTAAAAAGAAGTTTATAGAACCAACAGCAGAGTCAACAACTCTAGCAACAGTTGGTTTAGAGAATGAATACGAGCCAATTATTATGGCAGGTGTAGCAGCACAGATGATGTCTGGTAGAGATATACCTTCAGCTACGTCACAATATATTACAGAACAAATGTCAATATCTGGATACCCTATTGGTTCTAGTAACAGTATTAGAAACTCTTTACTGCAATATCAACAGTTATTATTGAATCAAGCAAGGAAATATCTCAGAGCTAAATATCCTGAATCAGTATCTGTAGATGGTCTGGTTTATGGAATACAGGCATAATGCCAAGAATAGCAACACGAGGAGACGTCTCTAATCCAAAAAGAAAAGGATACGATTTTCGTATTGATGACTTTTTATTTAGAGCAGCAGTAGGTCCTAACAGACAGATGACTATAGAGTCATCAGATGTTAAAGGACAGGAGATAGATGTTAGACAAAATGCAGAAGACTTTACAAGAAACTTAGGTCGTATATATTCACGTAATGATTTTTCTGGTGGTAGTAATTTAGATGTAGCACATAGAAGAAATGGTGGACCAAATGACATCAATAGATTTTGGGATAGTAAAGGTGTAGAAGTCTTTGGTAAAGATAGAGGAACTTCCTATGATTTACAATTACTACACACTACACAGATAACAGCTAGTACAGCTTTTTCATCTACAGATGATGACAATGCTTTAGCTATAGTTGGTACAACTGTTTACATTTCAGATGATAACGTGTTACAAAAATCTACAGATGGTGGAGATACATTTTCT